CCCAAGCTGAGCGGCGCGTCCTCGATCTGCTGGCGGATGGCGGCTGGCACCGTGAGAGCGAGTTGCGGACGACGTTCCGGCTATTGGAGTGGCTGTATCATCGGGGTCTGGTGGATGGTGCGATGCTGACCTCGGGCGGCACGGCGGACGACCGGTTGTGGCGGCTGGGTAAGTGCCCGTGAGGCTTCAAAAGGCTGATTTTGGAGAGTAGAGGAAAAGAGAAAAATCCGCCTCTGCGTGGCAGGGTCAGGACCGAACCGGCAGTCGGCCCCGCCAGCGCAGGCGTTCGGCGTGTCGCACTCGATGCCGTGGCGACGCGGGCAATAGATCGGTTTCGGCTGCCAGTCTGCGGCCATGCTGCCTCCTACTCCTCAACCTGCCCCTCACGCTCTGTGCGCCTGATCAGCTTGTAGAACATGCACGGCACGTCCGGTTCTCCCTCGCCACCCCAACCGCAGGTCAGGCATTGGCGCTCGCCAGCATAGCCGGTGACGCTGCGGAAATTGGCGCTACCGCACCAGTGGCATTGCCGTCGAGGGTCGAACATCAGGTTCCTACTCTTCAAAATGCCCATTTCCGCGCCTGACCCCCAGAGAAGTGCCAGTTGCCACAATTGGACGAGCTAGAAGACCGTGTCGAGGCACTTGAGGCGGCGCTATACCGCATCAAGCAGTGGGCGGATGCATATCCTATGCAGATATTTCCCGAGGTGACTGAGGACTACGCCAAGCGCGCTCACGAGGTGCTCACTGCCAATGGCATGACGCTTGACCGGCTGTCGGCTGACGCCATGCGCCATGTTGTCCAAGGCGTCGGCAAGATCGCGCGCGAGGCGTTGGAGAAAAAATAGCCCCGCACTCACAGGGAGATACGGGGCGCTGAAGTTCTCGGACTTATCGCGCCCCCACCCTAGCACAGCGGAGTGCCGCCATGCCAGCCAGCATGAAACATGTCGTCTCGGTTCCCTGGACCGACGAGGAGCGCACCACGCTGCGTCGCATGTGGGAGAACGGCATGGGGCCGGTCCTCATCGGGCGCATGCTGGGGCGCAGCAAATACAGCGTCACCAAGCAAACGCAGGCGTTGCAGTTGCCGAAGATGCGGGAGCAGCCCGGGGAGACGCCACCGTCCGAGCCGCGCCAGCGACCAGCACAGCCGCTGCGACCCGGCGCCCGCACGCTGCCGCCGCTGCCGAGTGAACTGACGGCCGAGAACCTACCCTCCCACAGGTGAGGCCGAAGGGCGGCGCTCCGCGTCTGCCAGACGAACCGGGCGCGGAGCCGATCGCCACCAACACGCATCTCCGAGGACCATCATGGCTAACAACGAGCAACTCGAGAGCTTCCTCGCGGGCGAAACCGCGACCGTCGCGGAGGAGCCGAAAGCGCCACCAACAGAGGCGCTTGAGCCGAAGGTCGAGACGAAGGCCGAGCCGACGGCTAAGCCTGACAAGGCCAAGCCAGAGGCTGATGAGGACACTGACCCGCCAGAGCCGCTGGAGGGGGAGCCTGTCATTCCGCGCCGTGCCTATGAGGACGAGCGGCGGAAAAGACAGGACTGGAAAGCCAGGGCGGTCGAGGCCGAGACCAAGCACAAGGAGTTGCAGCGCCAGTTCGAGGACGCCCAGCGCCGCGCCACAGCACCGCCACCGCAGCAGCAGGCGCCACCACAGCCGCCGCCAGATCCGGCCAGCGATCCCCGCGGCTTCGCCCAGCATCTCGTCCAGCAGCAGCAGGCGGCGCTGCTCAACGAACGGCTCAACAACAGCGAAATGATGTTGCGGGATAAAGTGGGCGACGAAAAGCTGAACGAGTACGTGCAGGAGTTCCGCAACCTGGCCGCCGCGGACCCGACGCTGTTTGGCAAGCTCTACAGCCAGCCTCACCCGTATGCATGGCTGACCCGCGAGGTCGATCGCCTGCGCCTGGTGCGCGATGTCGGTGACGACCCCGCGGCGTACAGGGCCAAGATCGAGGCCGAGGCGCGCGCCAAATGGGAGGCCGAGGCCAAGGCGCAGCCCGCCCCATCACCCGCCGCCGGCATGCAGCCAAGCCTGGGCACCGCCCGCAGCGTCGCAGGGCGCACCGCGGGGGCATGGTCCGGCGAGCCAAGCCTCGAGGACGTACTCGCGCCAGTGCAGAACAGGCGCAACACGAATGGCAGCGGGCAGGTACGCTACTAGTGGTGCAGGTAATTCCACCACGCAGCGCCCGAGGCAAACGCTGCCACCACGATACCCATCGCACTCAGCGCAATCGTCCAAGTCTGGCGCCGCAGCTTTCGCAGCTCCATCCCTATGTCGAAGTGCGCCTTTTGGATTTGCACGTCCATCAACGTCATCCTCAGTTCGTGTTCCGCTCTCTCCTGTTTGCCTTGGCTTCCAGATGAACATGCCGGTGTCCGGCTCGTAATCGAGGACGGTGCGCAGTTGGTCCGCGGTTAGGGTTCCGTTTATAGCTTGGTAAGCCATGAGCTGCTCCTTCCAGCAGTTTGCGGTCAGAGCCCTGGAGACCGTCTGACAACGGTCCAGGGCTCGCCCTCCATAGCACACAGTTCGCGGGACTTGCAGGCGCAATCGCCTCGTTTCGCCACGTTCCACGCTGCCGCCGAGCGGGACCGCAAGGGTCCAACACGGGCGTACTGAGGCTGCCGCCGAGCTCAACGGGCGTGAGATCCACGAAAGGAGCGAAATCCCACACTAGGAGTGCTCGGCTATGGCCGATATGAATATTTCCCCAGCTAGACCGGGTTTAACCCCGATCATCTGGCAATCGGATTTTTGGGTAGAATATCTCCGCGAGAACCAATTTTCAGTATATTTTGGCACGACCCTCGATGCTATGATCCAATTACAGACGGATTTGACCCGAAAGCGCGGCGACACCGTCGTGTTCCCCACCGTCCGCAATCTGGTCGGAGCCGGGGTAACTGGGAATACGGTCCTAGAGGGCAATGAGGAGGTGCTCAACGCCCGCAGCCTGAACGTCGTTGTCGGCGTCATCAGGCACGCGGTCGCGGTCAGCGAGTGGGACGAGCAGAAGAGCATCATCGATCTGCTCCAGGCCGGTCGCCAGGTGCTGAAGAACTGGGCCGCCAACAAGCTCAGAGCAGACATCATCACCAGCCTCGGTGCCATCACCGCAGACGGCAATGTGCAGCTCACCTACGCGGTCGCAACAGCGGCACAGCGCAATACCTGGCTGGTGAACAACTCGGATCGCGTCCTTTTCGGTGCCAGCAAATCCAACAACACGGGCGTCTATGCCACCTCGCTGACTAACGTCGACAACACCGCCGATAAACTCACCGCCGCCCAGGTCACGCTGGCCAAGCGCATCGCGCGCACCGCCACGCCCAAGATCAGGCCTATCCGCGTCAACCGTGACGAGGAGTGGTACGTAATGTTCGTGCCCAGCATGGCGTTCCGCGATCTGATGCTCGATCCGGTGATTATCAACGCCCTGCAATATGCCTGGAACCGCGGCTCAGACAATCCGTTGTTCACCGCTGGTGACATCCTCTATGACGGCGTGATTATCAGGGAAATCCCTGAACTGCCGGTGCTGGCGGGCGCTGGCTCCGGGGGCACCACCGATGTCGCTGCGTCGTATCTCTGCGGCGCACAGGCGATTGGCATTGCCTGGGCTCAGCGCACCAAAGTGATCGAAAACCGACGCGACTATGGCTTCTTCAACGGCGTTGGCGTGGAAGAAATCCGCGGCGTGCAGAAGCTGCGTTTCGGCGTTGATCCCACTGTTGATACAACAAAACCAGTGGACAACGGGATCGTTACGGTTTGGAGTGCTGCTGTAGCTGACGCATAACTGGGTGATCATCAGCTATTTCTTGGGCTATACTTCTAGGAGACCAGACATGCCAAGTGACCAGAACCAGATGGTCCGCGACGAGGGTCTTGCTGCGGTGGGCCTCGATCCGCAGAACCCGAGCGGGCCGCCGCCGATGGCGCCGCTGGAGCCGCCGCCGGAGCGTGCCAGAAGCAACGCGCCGCCGATCTCCAGCAAGGCCACGCGCATGACCTCCCTGGCCGCCGGCATCATCACCGGCAACGAGGCCACGCCGCCGCCTCCAGAGGGCGGTGGAGGCGGTTCCACCGCGCCGGTCAACACCGCCGTGCCGCAGGTCACGCAGAGCGGCACGACGCTGAGCTGCACTCAGGGCGAATGGACCAGCGAGCCCACCAGCTACGCCTACGCCTGGCAGGTCAACAGCGTGGGCGTCGGCACTGACGCAGCGACCTACGACGTGCAGCCGGCTGATGTGGGGCAGAGCGCGACCTGCACCGTGACCGCGACCAACGCTGCAGGGTCGGCGGCAGCGCCTCCGTCAGTCGGCGTTGTGGTGGCCTGAGATGACGATATCGGTCGGTACGATCGCACAGCAGGCGTTGCGTCGTCTTGGCGTGCGTATCGTACCGCTCGATGATTCTCCAACCTTGGTGGAAATGGTTTCATTCGACACCATCGCGATTGGCGCCCTGATCGAACTCGGGGTGATCGCCTCGGATGAAACGCCCATCCCGTCCGACATGGTGTTCATGCAGGACAAGGTGTCGAGCGTGCATGCTGCTTTAGACGCCCAAGGTATTGTGTGGTGGCCGGTCGGCAGCGTCCCGCGCGCGTTCACCGAGGAGTACACCAAGCTGACGGCAGCGATGGCTGGTAGCAGCTTCGGCAAGGCGATCGACCCGGCGATGGTGCCGCTGCTCGAGGCGCGCGTGCGCAAGGGCGCCATGGTGCTGTCTGCCGACGACAACGCGCAGCAGGCGGTGCAGGCGGTGCATGACGACCTGGTGATGCGCGGCATCGCGCGGTGGACCAGCCTGGATATTCCAACCGCGCTCGGTGATCCGTACGTCGTGCTCACCTCCGCCAATCTCGACCCACTGTTCGGCCTGCAGACGACCGACGCGAACGACGTGCGCGACGCAATGGTGGCGATCTACCGCTATGTCGCGCTGCCGAGCAGCGGCGAGACGGTGTCGACGGCGTATTTCTAAATCCCACGAGGTGTGCGGTGGCGTATAAGCTCGCGTACAGTGACTACTCGACGGCCTCCGGACCGCCTGATCCAGCGGCGTGGGTTGGGCCACCTGGGCCTATGGGACCGCCTGGACCGCAGGGCGTGCCTGGTCCGATGCCTCCGGGCGGCCCGTTCCTGCCGCTGACCGGCGGCACGGTGTCGGGCGATACTTGGATCAATACCCATCTGGGGCTGGGCACCAGCAACTCGGTCGTATCTGGCGCGACATGGCAACCGCTGCTGGACCTCAATACCGGACTGACCGGCTCCACAACGGCATCCAGCGCAACCGACGTGTTCCGGATGACCGTCAACCAGGACAGCCTCGACACCTCCGGTAGCGCGGGTGGATACGTCAACTATATGGGCCTCAATGCCAACTTCGGCGGCGCCACGATGAAAGGCAACCGTCAGGGTTTTGCTGTTCAGATCGGCCTGACCGCGCCAAGCGGGAATACGCCGCAGGGTGGCTCCTATGTCGGCCTCGTCAGCACCGCAGCCGCCGTTGTTTCCGACA